TAACCACCACCGATGGCAACTACTGAATCTGTAGTTCCATCAACCGTGTCTGCTATTCCTATGTAAATTTTAGAATTAGCCCCAGTGGGCCCATCCATTGCAATTGCAGGTTCGCCAATTGCTAAATCAGTAGTATCGGGTCCTGTTGTGCCTGGGTTTCGCTTAAACCGAATAACATTAGACATATACTACCCTGCTGTTTGGTGCAACTTGAGAAACTGTAATAGTAGTTGAAGTATTAACCGTTACTTTATTGGGTTGTGGTTCTGATATTACAACTTTATTACTCATCGGGTAATTTCTCCATCATTGATGAATCTACCTTTGATTAATTTTGTGATAGTTGCACCATCAACAAGTTCAATATCATAGAAAAATTTACCTGATGGTATAAGTGCCATCGTTGTAGCATCAACTGCAATATTAATATCACCAGTAACATCACTAGCATTCATAGTAAAACCACCAGTACCAACAAAGTCACTAGGACCAGTAACATTCGTCCCACTAATATCAAGAACTTTTGAAGTCGAATATTCTGAACGGCGAACTTGCATCCGTGCAGTTTTTGAGGAAACATCAATAGCAACATCATCTTTGTCTGTATATGATATAGTCAAAGAAAAAGTAGAGCCTTGCTCTGCGTTGATATTATAGTTTCCTGCTGACATTAATCTTCCTTTGATTTATCGTGTATAATATCTCTAGAAACTTGAGTTCTCTCGTCATCCAATTTATTAGATACTCTGTTATTCATGTCATCTTTAAATGCATCAACAAACTCGGATGGGTTATCAGTTAATATTGCATCAACCATTTTCTTTTCATTGTGTTTCATATTATTTATCCTTTATGAATTGGCTCTAAATGTTACCAAAAATGTTGCCCCTTTGAATGATGATGCTTGAGGAGTAGTGCTTAATTTCACACGAAAAGCATTATCGCTAGTATTTCCCAAAGATGAAGTCACTGGTCTTTGCAACGAACCTTTTATCCTTCTCTGAAGGAATGAAACTCTCTGGTTTGCTACTTTACCACTTCGAAGTTTTGTGTTATGTCTCATAGAATTATTTGCTAGTCTGGCCTTTGATTTCATATTACCAACAAAAACTTCTTCATCGGCACCTCCATCTGTAGTAGTTAACCAGAAGAAACTTAGGTTATTATCTGCCGCTGAACCTTTACCCGCCGCATAGGTCCAGCCAGCACAACTGCCTTCAATATTGTCAATAATTACATCATCTCTAGTTGCTTTCCTACCAACAACATCAGCATCTGAAAGTAAAGGAGAGAGTGCAGACCAAGGAATATCATAGGATGTATCAGTCGAATCAACAGCCCCTGTAATTCTAATGACTACTTTATTGGAAGTTGAAATTTCTGTTGTATGACTCCAAGCCATAATTCAATCTCCTACAAGAATCAACTACAACTATTTTTTGTACCGAATGATAATTCTAATCTAGAATATTCATCTGCATCTGGCGGCACAGAAGGTGACCCGATAGTGACGACATCGGTTGCATGTAGAGAACTTGCATCATTACACAAACCACCAGAACTAAATGTATGACTTCCGGCATCATCAGGAGTACCATACAACAAATTACCATTCACCCAAGTAATAGCATGTTCGGGTCCATTGGCCTGACCCTCACTGTTTGTCCAAGCAACATAATTACAACACAAATTCGCTTTTTCCATTTTTCGCTCACCTGTAACACTTCCCATCTGCGGTGCAGATGGAGCATTTACTGTATCTGGATGTTCAAATAATTCAGCCAAATGAGTCCATGTGATAGTGGCTGCACTCTTATCAGTCTCATCAGCCACAATTTGAAGAATAACCTCTTGAGTTGTTGATTTAAGGGTAGTTATATTCATTGCACCCATGTTTGTTTCTCCTTCTTATGCGGCTGGTGGGTCGGGTTGTATACCCGCTTCCAACTCTTGTTTAATTTCTTTGTCCATTACTTTGATTTCATCGGGAGTCTGTTGTAAGATATTCTTACGGACCCAAGCCAATGAATAATACTTACCTATGTATTGGTCCAGTGTCTCAAGGGCCTCGATTCTATATCGAACACCTTCAGCATCACGCTCAGAAGTAACTACACCAGTAAGTTTTTCAGTTTCAATCTGCTTATCAATTTCCATAATTTCTTGTTCAGTTTGAAAAAGGACTTCTTTTCGAACCCAATCAGCAGAAAAATATCTACCAACATATTGGTCAACATCATTAAGAATAGTAAGACGATTTTCTAAAAGTTCTGCATTCTTTAATTCAGTAAAATGCGAATCTCTAAGATAATCTAATCTAATCTTATATTTAATATCAGGCCATTCGTCATCACGGATAATACCTTTAAGTATTAATTGTTTTTCTAATAACTGGAAGAATAATCCATTAAATTTACTTCGTAGTTTAGAAACAAACTTTGAAAATTTAAGTTCATCTCTAGTAATTTCTGATGCTCGACCCATATTGAATCCATTTTCAGATTCAAGACGGCTAATGGGAACATTTAACGAACGATATAACTTCTTCTTGAAGTATTCAACATCTTCCATCTCACCGAGGTTTTGACCACCATCAAGTGTAGAGATTTCTGTTCCTTTACCACCTTCTCGGCGAGGCATCCAGAAATCTTCAAGCATGGACATGTATTTCTTTTCGTCTTTAAGTTCACCAGTATTTGCATCATATACAAGTTTGTTCTTGTAACGATTCATGATATCACGAACATACTGTTCGGCTTTACTCTTAGGTAGTGAACCAACATCGACATAGAAGATTCTTCGTTCGGGGGCTCTTGCAATTCTATAGATTACAACAGCATCTTCCATCATTCGAAGTTGGTTCACAGGCTTGATAGCCTTGTGGATATAACTGATTACAAGTTTCCTTGCAGAATCGTATAGTCCAGAGTGGATATATGTGATGGCATCGGGATGAATTCTAAGACCTTGTGAGTCCTGGCCAGGACCACCAAATCCTTTATCGTTGAATAGGTAGTATTCTTCTACATTTTTAACGATATCAATTAATCCACCATCACCTGTTTTTCTTTCTTTTTCAATCTCTTGGATTTTTCGAATGGAGATTGAATCAATTTGCCTAATTTCTTGGATGCCTTCTTTTGGTTTCTTTGGGTCAACCAAAACATGGTAAAATAATTTACCATCGACATACCATCTTCTAAACAATTCATATCCACGCTCGTCAAAATCAAGAATTTTTAGAAGTTGGTCAAATTCACCTCTGATTTTCTTTTTGACATTTTGACTAACTTCAACATCATCAAGAATAATTTCAACAGTAGGAGTTCCCTCTTCTGTTACAATTGCTTCATTGATAATGTCGTCAATCGCAGATTCTACTTCTGCATGTAATGACAAAGCCCGATATTGCTTAATCTGGTCAATGTCATTTTTGATGTTTCCATCAAGGTCAATGTAGTGCCCATAATAAGCACCAGATTGAATGGCTGTAGCGCCATCTTCGACATCAGGGGCAACAAACGATTGTAATTGCTTGCCGCCACCTGATGGTCTAAGTTCTTTTTTAGCCTTCTTCCGGCTGATTTGAAATCCGAATAAATCCCAAGGCATAATTTTCACTCCATTTAATCATAATATAACATAATCTAAATTTGACCACCCCACAAAGAGTGTCATAGGTTAAGTGGTAGTATTAGTTCCACCACCTGCTTTAACCTCATCCTTATCAGACATCCAGTAGGAATATGTCCATGTAATATCAAATTCCTGAATGCTGTCATTGGTATCAGCGGCCAGTTCCATAACTGACAGTTCTGATGGCCAAGCATTATGGAACTTGTAACCACGAATACGCTTACCGTCTTTATGGTCTAATTGATATACAGACAATTCTGTTGATAATTTCGTCAAATCAAATTCACCAATATTGGCATCATGTGATGCGATGTTATCCATCCATTCTTCAATCATTCTGCGGAAAGCAAAATCTGTATCATTGATAATAGTAGTTGTCCATGTCTCGTCAAACTCTCTGACGCCTGGAACTCTGATGCTTCTTCCACGGAAAGGAACATCGATGCTTGTGACTTTTGAGCCAGGCATCGAAGCAGCCTTACATAGGGTAGTTGATTTACTACTCGCTGTGCCAGCGACTGCATTTGAACCACCCATTGGGTTATCTGCGAGCATAACTTCAAAAAGGTTAGGTCGGGCACCACCGCCAGGTAATGCCGCTCTGAAATCTGTTAAACTAAATGGTGTATCACCCATGTTATTTTCTCCTAGTAATTAGTTTATCTACTGTATATAGTAGCAATTTAATCAAACGGCTCCTGCTACTTCTGAGAAACTAGCACCAGTGCGAGTCGCAATGAAGTTTAGTGTCATGAAGTTAATTGAACGAGCAGGTTTGATGAAGATATCTGCAACAAATCTGTTTCCGTCAATTACTTCGGGGGTGTTATTCGAAGAATCACATACGACTTTAAAGTCATAAATGCCTCTTCGTCCCTTGACATCCCGTAAGAACGGATTCACCATCGCTACGAATTGCGACCGAGTAAATTGGTCATTGAGTTCGAACAATTGGAACTTAGAAGCAGTTGCAATCGCTTTCTCAAGAACAATAAAGAGTCGCCGTACATTGATTCTATCAAACGCACTTGGTTTAGCGAGTGCAGTCTTATCACCGAACAGGATTGTACCTTGGCCGGGGAATGCAACTACAGGGTTAATACCTGCTTGATAGAGGTCATCTCGATGTGCTTGTCGTGGGTTGTGTGCTAACTTAACAACACGGTTGATTTGACCACGGTTGTAACCTGCGGGTGAGAACCAAGGGTCTGCAACCCCATCTGTTCTAACACAAAGGCCAGCAACATCGCCGTTTAGAGGCACCCAACGATAAACATCGTTGTAAGTATCATATTGATACTTGTAACCACTATCAACGACAGCATATGAACTGGACTTATTCCAATCGGTATTACGCCATGAGATGATATTGTTTGCTCTATCTGACTCGGTTGTAGTATTTCGTGGGTCAACGGTCCACCATGCGGGTGAAACGAATGCAACACAATCTTTTCGAGCCTCTGCAATTTCAACAACTCGTTGACTGATTACACCGACTGAACCATCTGTTGGTGCTACACTAGATTCTTCATCTGCTCCACCGTAAAGTAGAAGAGAAACATCTACTGTTTCTGCATCTGCAAGAAGAGCATAACCACGGCTACCACCGGCACTATCGTAATAATCGCCGGTTTCAGGAGTAGTACCATCACTACCTTCTGATAAATCTACAAGATATGTTCCGTAGGGATATGTCTTGGTTGAATCATTCGTAGAATCATTAATATCAACATCACCCCAAACGAGGCCTTTACCGATTGCGATGTAGTCTGAACTTCCGTTGATAACATCAACAAGGTAGTTACTTGAACCATCAGAACTCTTAGCATCATGTGCAAAGGAAAGAAGTTCATACTTTTCTAGAACTGTGCCGGGCACACCAGTGAATTCACCGTCATGGTCAATGACAAGAACATTAACTTCGTCCTGCGAACCATCACGCTCAACAACCCATTCTGAGCCTG